AACATCACAAAAACAAGCAGATTATTTAACAAATCTTTTCCCATCGATTAACACACATATCGTACCAGTATCTATCCCTAGTTACTTTAAAGATAGTGACAAACCTAAAATTCCAGTCGTGGCTATCCATACTAGAAACCAAGGTGATGCCGCTAAAATTGCAAAATCATTTTACTTACAATATCCTTTATACAAGTGGATTACTTTTAAAGAACTAAGAGGTTTATCTAGACAAAACTTTGCTGCTGAATTATCAAAAGCATGTGTTGCTGTTTGGTTAGACGATACATCTGGATTTGGTACTTTCCCACTTGAAGCTATTGAATCAAACACTCCAGTTATCGGTAAAATGCCTAACTTAATCCCAGAATGGATGGAAACACAGGACGAAGCTGGTAATATGGTAATTAGAAACAACGGTGTTTGGACTAATACAACAATGAATATTCCAGAATTAATCGCAACTTATTTAAAAGTGTGGTTAGAAGATTCAGTACCTAGTGATTTAACTGAAGGTATTGCCGCTAGTAAAGGTCAATACACAGAAGAAAAACAAGTAGAAGTAATCAAAACTGTATACACTACATTAAACGAAAACAGAATTTTAGAATTAAAAAATTCTTTAAGTAAATTAGAAGACTTAAAAACAACTAACGCTCAATAAATTTAAATAAAAATGGAAAAAACAAATATCAGTATTATACTTCCAGTTCATGAATTGAACGAAGTAACAAAACCAATGTTCGCTAATGCAATTAAAAGTGTTACAGAACAAACATTAAGACCAGATGAATTAGTTATCGTGGCACCTAAAGGTAGTGAAACCTTAAATTACATCAAAAGTTTTGATTTTGGTGATTATAAAAAATCAGTAGTTATTGCTGAAAATGATGGTGAGACTGATTTCGCATCACAAGTAAACTTCGGTGTTACAAACACAACAACTGAATGGTTCTCGATATTAGAGTTTGATGATGAATATGCTAACATTTGGTTTAAAAATGTTGTTGAGTACAAAAAAGCACACACCAATGTTGACTTATTTATGCCAATCATTATTGATGTTGATTCTATTGGTAATTTCATTGGGTTTACAAACGAAGCAGTATGGGCTAATAGTTTTTCAGATGAACTAGGTATCTTAGATAATAGTGCCTTATTAACTTACCAGAATTTTAATATTGATGGAATGGTTATTAGAAAAGCTACATATGAAGAATTTGGTGGTTTCAAACCAAGTATTAAATTAACTTTTATTTATGAATTCTTATTACGTATGACATTCAAAGATGTTAAAGTTATGGTTATCCCTAGATTTGGTTACAAACACGTCAATCAAAGAGAAGGTTCATTGTTTTCTTCATACAAAGAAACCCTAGACCCAATCGAAGCTAGATGGTGGTTATCGACAGCGAAAAAAGAATACTATTTTCCAAACGATAGAAAAATAACGTATGAGGATAGTAATGTTTAATGATTGCTAAACGAGGCCGAAAAAGAAAAAACGACATGTACTTTGGGCCAGAAGAGGAAGAAGCAGTTGTTAAATTTTTAGAATCGGAATGTGAAGTTGAAAGAAATGAAATATTCAATGAGTGGTTAAAAGCTCCTTTGGATAAAATGATTGAATCGATAATTAGGAGATATAAATTATATAGAAAGGGTGAAACTTTTGAAGAACTTCATGGTGACACCGTTTCTTTCCTAATGACTAAAGTGCACAAGTTTGAAACAGGGAGAGGTAAAAAAGCTTATTCGTATTTCGGAACTATTGCTAAGAATTATATTTTAGGTCTACTAATAAAAGACGAAAAATATATGAAACAAAACTATTCATACGAAGATATTTCCCATAGTATTGAAGAAAGAGATGATTTAACTTACACCATCGACAACGATGGTTTCGTGATGGATGAGTTCATTGAAAAATTATCAAAAGGGATAAAAGACGAACTAAATGATGTTAGTTTGACTACTAAAAAGAAACTAAACGATAACGAGAGAAAAGTTGGTTTAGCTTTAATTGAGATTCTAGAAAATTGGGAAACGGCATTTGAATCAATGGATGGTGGGTCTAAATATAACAAAAACTCTGTGTTAGAAACTATGAGGAATTACACGAACCTATCAACAAAAGATATTAGGTTAGCTATGGTTAGATACAAAGGGCTGTATGAGTTATTAAAAAACCATGGTTTATAGAATAATAACAATAAAACTTATTATCAAGTATTTATACTAAAACAATTCATCATGCCAAGAAAAAGAAAACAAGACGTAAAAGTAAATAACAACGAATCTCTAGAGGGTCTTATGCAAGAAACCTATAATGATGCGTGTTTACAAATTAACGATGCACAAAAAACTATTAATGAATTATCAGCTAGTGCTACACCAGTAGACGTAGATGATTTAACAAAAATAGTTAAAGAAAAAGGAAACCTTTTAAAAGTTAAAGATTCCGCAATAAAAATAAAACTAGAACTAGCTAAACTACAAAGCGACATTATTAAAAATCGTGGTGATGTAGAAACAGCTATTAGTGATAGAAGCAATGGTTCGGCATCCCTTAGTGATTTCAAAACGATTAGAGAGATGTTGAAAAACAATAATAATACAGAATCTGATATAGATTAAAATGAGTTTAGTAGATAAAAAGAAACAGATTTTTGGTAAAATTGCAGCGGCTAGAACCTTGACTGAAAGTATGCCTAGTTTTAAGCTGAACCATTCTCTACCCTCAATAAACAACAAGGGTAATAGTATTACCTTTTTAACTGATTTAATTAAATCACTAGTTGGTTACGCTGAACTAGTTAAATCTACTATAGACACACTCACACATTCATTAGATGAGGTAGAAATTAAGATAAAAAAAGCAATAAATCTAGAGTTAAAAAGCATAGTGATGTGTGGTATTAACCCTAGTATACCAGCATTTGTAAAATCTACTGGTTCTGGTATTTCAATTGAGGTTAAAAAAATTGATTTTCTGGACATGTTAAAAACAGACCCAACATCAGTTGGTGGTAAATTGCTTTACGATGATACAGCTGGAGGTCTAAACTCAAGCGATTTCAACACTTTTTTATATAACGTGATACAAGATGATGGGAACCAACATGTGTGGCATAATATATTACAATTTAAATTCGAATCCTTAGACCCAATGGGTGTTAATGCTAATAGTAGTTTAACGATAAAAGCCCACCCTAGTTATGATTCAAAAACCTTAATAGATTTAAACCAAGATTTTATAAATTCAATAAAATTATTTAACACAACTGGTGTTGTTAACAAAATTATGGATTTAATATATGGTTCGGTTTCTTTTAGTCTTAACAAATCTAGAAAACAACTAGAAATGGAAGGTAAAATTAACGCAATTGTTGATAAAATGATTGAAGCTAATGCTAACGAAACAATAAGTAATGATTATTTTGAATTTAGTAATGATGAAGTTTCAATCATAGAACAAAAAGCTAATGAACGAAAAAGTGGTATCATTAAAATAAAAACGTCAAAAGAAATAAACGCATCAGTACCAGAAAAACTATTAAGTGATTTTAATAGTGAAATGGGAACCGCAGTAACTGTTCAAAACAAAAAAGATGTTTTAACAAAAAACTTAAATAAAATGGCTGAAGAAACAACAGCCAATTCAAATGATGCTAGGGATAATGTATCTATAAAATTAAATTTCATTCAAGGAATATTAGATACGTTAATAAAAGGTATTGTTAATATAATATTATCACCTAAAATTATTATAATATTTCTAATTAATTTTAAAATAATATACGGTGTTGCTAGCGAATTCTCTGACCCAGTAGATTTTATCAAAAAGAATAAAAAACTATTTAAGGCTATTATAAAAGAATTAACAATGATACTTGTTAAATACTTATTAGCTATTGCCTTAAAAAAAATTGCTGAATTAGCTGCGGCCGCAGAAGTTAAAAAACAAATAGATAAACAAAAAAATAAGGTTATACAATTATTAAGTTTAGTTGCCATACCACAAGAAGTACTTAGAATAATAAAAGGTTTAGGATAATGAGCACATTTAACACAGAAAAATTAGAAAACCAAGGTAGTGAGTTTAAAAACCAAGCAAAGGGTCTTAAAAATAAAGCGAACGACCTTAAAGACAAAGCAAAGGATTTTAAATTTGATTTAAGTACACTTAAGGGTGTTTTAAATTTAATCCTATCAGCTTTCTCAAAACCAGATGAACCAGTAGCTGCGTTACCACCACCATTAATAATGCTAGGTGCTAAATTAAGACCTGGTGTTTCAGCACAATCAGTTGCCGCTAGAATCATATCTAGACAATCAGAAGCTGGAAAAGTAGTCGGTGATGTCTTTGCTGACGGACCTAATAATGAAGAAGCAATGGAACTTATTAGAGTAGAAGAAATAATAAATACTTTATTAACCGAATCAGTAGTTAACGTTGTTATTCCACCAGGAATTGCAATAACAGGAGTTGGTGTTGGTAATTTAGGTGCACCAGTAATAATTCAAGGTGTAACGACATCTATGGGTATTGGTGATGGTATAATTAGATAAAAAATAAAATATATGTTTGAAGAATTCGAAAACAAATCAAATAATGATATATTATTTGAGATTAAACAAATGGAGGCTGACCATGAAGCCATAAAATTAAAAATGTTACAAGATTACGATAAATTAGTCGAAATAGAAAAACGTTTTGATATTGCAAATAAACTAATAGTTAAAAGATTAAAAGGCGAAGAATAAATGTATTTAATAGGGACAAATAGAACAACTAGAGGTGAAAAAAGTGTTTACGAAGGAAAAGGTTCTTTCCAATATCTTAGATATGGTGAGGTAGTTCAAAACACTGATGATAATGGTTTAGGTAGGATTAAAGT